ATGATGTGTGTGCGGATGTTGACTAAAAACTTCATCCGCATACATAACATACGCATTAACAACAACGTACTTTAAATAATGGTAAAATAATGACTTATAAAGAACCTAAAACTAAACTTGTATATACATTATTTAAGTTGAAAAAGACTAAATCAAAACTTATTAGGATAAATCCTGAAATCGAAAGATTAATTGCATTGGTAAACAAAGAGAAAAACGAAACGGCATTTATTCACAAGGCAATAATCGAATATCTATTTAGAAACGGTCTAAGGTTGGTCACTGACGAGGGAATCCAATATTTCAGAGTTGAAGCGTCGAAACCTTACGTCAAAGGGCATTGTAAAAACTGTTGGTTTGTGAAAAACTGGTGAACCAAGTACGGAAAAAGAAGTGGGGCAAGTTGCACAAATACTGTGTATTGATTAAGTGCAATAACAAACACTGTCCCGGCGCTGACAAATGCGTAATAATCCAAAAAATAAAGGCGAAGTATGAAAATAATCGTGCGCAATCAAGATGATCTGACCCGGTTTATAACGCTTATACAGGACAAGATAATTGTTTACGGTAAGAAATACAGGGCAATATTTGAGGAAATAAGAAAAGAAAAGACCCATGGTCAATTATCAGTATTGCATATTTGGTTTAGGTGTCTCGCAGATGAATTAGAGGGTGACAAGGCGCAAGCAGCATGGTATAAGGAATATTACAAACAAAAATTTCTACCAGGAATAGCACCGCCGGAAGTCAAGATTATTCGGGGGGTTCGACTTGAAAAATATAGTATTGCAGACCTTAACACATTACAGGCATCGCAACTAATGACAGCAATGCAACGGGACGCGCGGGATCAGTTCAACATACTGCTTTTGACGCTGGAAGATAAAAACTTCATGGAATTTTACGAGACGTATAAATAAGGGGGATATAAAATATAAATGTTTTAATATTAATTAATTCTTTTTATATTATAGTAATGAAAAATGGAGTTAAATATGGATAATAGAATGATTGCAGTTGATACAGTTAAGGGCGAGGTCTACATAGCGACCAGGGCTGTTGATTTTAAACATACGCGGAAATATCTGCTCGCTTCTGGGTACCGGGTTGGATTTCTGATTTCTGAAATTGGGGTATCAATATTTGAAATGAAATACGACAAAGAATTGCTTGGATTAATATCGGGAGAAGTTGAAACAATCCAAAACCATAAACAATTGCTTTATGGCATATGCAGCAAGAATTTTCTCAAACAAACCGAAAAATCAAGGAAGATCAATGAACATTAAATTACCTAAAAATTTTAAGCCTAATTCGAACGTATTAAGATTATCAGAGATTAACATTAAATTGAAAAAAAGCGGACGCATTAATAAAGAAGATGCAACGTGGCTTATTGAGGTTATGACAAATTTACTCGGAATAGATGAGTTTATTTATCCTATATTTATGGTCGCGACGAAAATCAAAGGCAATGACGTATCAGTTCAATCCAAAAAGATATTTGGCGGATATAATATCAGTGACGGCGAAATGGGGCAAGCCCTAATAAACATTGCTCTGGGATTAATCCGCAACGAATCCTTCGCGCTTGGCATGAAAAACAGCACATTGCAAAAGAATTGAGGATATAGAATGGCAAAAGTATCTATCCATTCCGTTAAATCTCAGATCGCTGACGACTTGGAATCTATCATTGACAAGATTATGAATCTTAAGGATAACAATAAAGCCGATATATTGGCCATTGGAATCAAGGAATATATCCAGGAATTGAGGAAAGAATGAAATATAATATCACAATAGAATCAGAATCCGATGGATCCGTGTCTATAAATCTTGAAAACAATCTTGATAATCATGTTGACGCAATCGGTAAATATGTGGCAAAAGAGAATAAAGCAAACCTTATCGCAAATATCATACTTTTAAGAAGCCGGGGATTAATGACACTCGATGTACCAACGTTATTGGAAATACTCAAAGAAGAAATAACAACTGACCAATATTTTGATATGCTAAGTGAAGACATCAAGAAATGGAGCAAAGAATGAAACGATTAATTGTTCTTGTATTATTGTTTAGTCTTAATATATACCCAAAAGAGGAAAGCAATGGACTTAAAATGTACAAATCGGTGTGCTTATCATTGTTTACTACAGCATTAACATATAAATATAGTCTTGGTTTATCAGGTGTCGCTCCACAAACCTTTTACATGGCTAATCATACACGTGGTCTATTTGACGGATTAGACCGTGAGACGCATTTTGTTGGTGGTTTGGGTCTTTATTACTGGATGCGTCACAACGGAAACAGCAAGGCTACGGCGCTACTCAAAACCACGCTTTACTCACTCGCCTGGGAAGCCAAAGACGGCCTGAAGTTTATGAATTACAACGCACCTTGGTTCCATCGAACATCGGTAGGGAATCTGTTAATACACTTCGCCGGTGACGGGTTCGACATCAAAGATCACTACTGCGTTATGCTTGGGGCCGGAACTGCTATAATCTTTGAGTACGCTAATGAATTAATCTTTCCCAATAAGAGACTAAGGCTAATCCCTTTTGGGGTGGAGGCCAGATTTTGACCTGTATAACCATATTTACAAAAAACTGCGGCGAATGCCCGGTGAAGTTAGAGCAGACAAGCGGGCGGTACTTTTGCGTATTGTACAAGAAAGAGATAACCGACCTGACAATCTGCGAATGCAAGAAAAGGGCTATAAGTTATGGCAAAGTACGAGACGAAAAACTATTCCCGAGGATTAAGGACTTACCGTAATGACCAAATCGGAACATCAAGACTTCAAGATCGAACCAATGGACATTAATAAAATTATTCCATACGAAAAGAATACCAAAAAACATCCGGATAATCAAATCGATATTATCGCAAGTTCAATAGATAAATTCAAATTTGACCAGCCGATTGTGATTGACGAAAACAATGTCATTATCAAGGGACACGGTAGATTACTTGGAGCGAAGCGGCTTGGCTTAAAATCCGTCCCGGTGATAATCAGAACGGACATGAGCGACGCCGAAAAAATGGCAAGCCGTTTGGCGGATAATAAATCGAATGAATCCGATTGGGACTTTGAACTATTAGAACTCGAACTCGAAGAACTAAAAGAACTCGATATTGATATGGAATGGCTGGAATTTAACGAATCTTATAACCCAATAAACAAAGAAAAAGAAGTTGAAAATTTAAAAACAGGGAATAAGTGTCCGAGTTGTGGTTATGAGTTTTAATATGAAAAGAAATTGGTTAACAAAAGAATGGCTTGAAACCGAAATAAATAATATTGGAATAACTATTAAAGATATTTCCAATAAAGCTCAATGTAATGAAAAAACGATAAGGAGAAATCTAAAAAAATATAATTTAAAGTCAAGAAATATGAGTGAAAATGCTTCTTTTCGTCAAGCTATACATGATGATATAGAAGACAGGACAAAAGAAATAATATTTGGTGAATTATTAGGAAATGGGAATTTAACTTCTATATGTGATTATTCGGCATATTATCAACATTCTACAAATAAAAAACAATATTTAGAATGGTTAGATGTTCAATTAAAGTTAAAATCAGGGATAATTCATAAAATCAAAAAAAATATATACCATTTTTATACTTATTCTTATTCTCAATTAAAAGTCATTCATTTACAATGGTATAATAATAAGATTAAGGCGATCCCACAAAATTTAATATTAACTCCATTAATGGCCTTACATTGGTATCTTGGTGATGGAGGGAAAATCTCAAAAAATATAATTACTATTGGAACCTATAATTTTCATAAAAATGATTTAGAAAGAATAATGTTACAATTACATGATTTTAATCCAAGATTATATTATCAATGTAAAAATATGCCTAAAGGATATGGATATAGATTGGCAATGAATAATAATTTTTTAGGGTGGATAGGGAATTGTCCTGAAAAAATAAAGGATATTTATGGATATAAGTGGTAATACAGTAATATCAACATTTGCCGGATGTGGTGGGAGTTCGCTTGGATATAAGTGGGCTGGTTTTACTGAATTACTGGCAATCGATTTTGATAAAAACGCCGTTGAAACATTTAAACTGAATTTCGATTGTCCGATATGGATGCGAGATATTAAAGAAGTTACCGGAAAAGAAATACTGGATTTCTGTCATATTAAACAAGGTGAATTAGACGTATTAGATGGAAGTCCACCTTGTCAGGGATTTAGCACAGCAGGGAAACGACAGGTCAGCGATTCAAGAAACGACCTTTTTAAAGAATTTGTACGCCTTATCATAGAATTACAGCCAAAAGTGTTCGTAATGGAAAACGTATCAGGAATGATAAAAGGCATAATGAAAGGTCGATTTAATGAAATCCTGAAAGACCTAAAAGCCACCGGATATAATGTCAAATGTAAACTAATGAATGCAATGTGGTATAACGTTCCGCAATCCAGAGAACGATTATTCTTTATCGGTGTGAGGGATGATTTAGGAAAAGAGCCGACATTCCCAAAACCAAGCGATAAAGTAATAACGGTTAAAGAGGCATTAAAAGATATAATAAAAGAACAAAGGACGTTACCTGGCAAGAAAATATTAAATTTATTGTTAAAATCAGGAATAGGATGTATTGGATATAATAATTATGCTTTTAATCATTTTAAAATAGGCAACAACGAAGTATGTCGAGCGATAACTAAAAAACCACAACTTTATTTAGATAATGGATATTTAACACTTAACGAATTAAAAAGATTATCGACGTTCCCTGATAATTATATATTTACTGATTGGTGGAATGGTTGGTTACGAATCGGTAATTCCGTAATGCCTAAAATGATGCAAGCAATAGCAGAGACAATTAAAACCGAGATTCTCAATGCCTGAAAAGCAACCGAAAAGTTAATTTATGTCAGGATTAAATAAAGTAACTAAGGTAGAAAAAGAAGATCGGGTAACTGAGATTATTAAATTATTGGTTTCCGGGATGGATAGTTTGCAAATAATTAAATATATTAAAACCAAGACCAATTGGGGAATTGGTGAAGTTCAGATATATAACTATTTAAAAGAATCACGAAAATATATTAAAGAGTTGACCAACGAGGACAGATTACATCAAATCGGGCTGGCAATTAGACGAATGCTATATATCTACAACAAGTGTACGGCCAAAGAAAGCCATTGGAACCCAAGTGCTGCAATATCGGCCCAGCAGGAGATCAACAAACTGCTTGGATTGTATTCACCGGTAAAGGTAGATATGGCAGTTACCGACCTGACAAAGAAAGACAAAGAGGATTTAAACAGCATAGACGATTTAGAGTTTATTAATTATGAAGAGGTAAAGGAATGATATATCTGGAGATTATACTCATATTCTGTTATATTTTATATTGCCCTTATTTATACGTCAAGATAGCAAGGGACAACGACGTAAAGATTGATGGTGACATTGGCGATGTGATAAAGTATTTGGCAGTATACGAGGCCTGTGAATGTGTAAAATCAACGAATACAGACGCTGAATATGCAGAGATAATGCCTGGAGTATTTGCACTATTACAAAGATATGGAGAGGCCAGGGTATCACCACACAAAGCAGAATGGGTACCGGAGATAAGTAGGGAGAAATGGAATAATGAAAAAGACAGGTGGGAACTTTTAGTTCACGATTTTATTAATTCAGTTGGAGCGACCGTAAAGAAAGCCAAAGAGGCCGGATTTACACTTAAAGAATTGTCAGGCGCCGCTAATGTCTTAACCAAACCTACAATAGAGGACATAGATTCACAGATACGGGAGGCATTGCTTATTGGTGAACCGCAAAGCGTAATTGATGAATTATTAGACAAAAGGAATAAGACAAAATAGACAACTCATTAATGGTTAATCAGATCGCTCGAATCAATACTGTCCTATCCGGTAAGTATGATGCTGATATTCACGCCAAGATTAAGGCCGACGAATTACCGTTGACTATTGAGGAATACCGCTATAAATACGCTGCCGCTAAAGACCCGTATTACTTCGTTAAGAAAATCCTAAAGTATGACAAATTGAGGCTTGATACTCACTGGAGTATGTGTCAGGAAATGCGCTTTGACCGCAAGAAATACAAGCGAATACTCAGGCTAAGGCCGCGCCGGATATATAAGACCACAATATACAATATCTCCGGTTGCCTTGATATGCTTATTGAAGACCCGGAATCCAATATATTGATTCTAATGAATAACGCCACTAATGCCCGGAACAAACTATCAGAAATTAAAAACCAATTAGAACTCAATGCACGCTTCAAGCTGCTATACGGTGACTGGAAAGAAGGTTCGCCACGCTGGCAGACGGAATCGATTATCACTGGCAAGGCCAAGAAGCGCAAGGCCGAGGGTTCTATTGACGCCGCTGGGATTGATACCGGGACCACCTCGCGACATTATTCGTGGTTAAAACTCGATGATTTAGTTGACGAAGAAGACCGCAAATCGGCGGCGAAGCGGCGCGACACCAAAAACTCTTTCGAGGATGCCTTTGATTTAGTGCAAGATCAAAACTCCGGGATTGAGATAACCGGAACGCCATGGCATTTTGACGATTTATATCATTACATCATTGAAGACTTAAACCCCAAACTACTCAAAGAAGGGCTCGAAACATTTCATATAGTATGGGAGGGTGTATATCAAGACGACAGTGAAACGCTCCGCTATCCTGAATTTTTCAGTGAAGGTGTATTAAAGCAACTACTGATTGAAAAGGGCATAGTATCATTTAGCGCCCAATACCTGTTGAAATGTCTACCTGACGAAACCCAGATATTCATTAAGAACAATTGCCATTACTTTGAAATCAAACATCTGGATTTAGATAACTGTGAGATATACGGTTATCACGACCCGGCACTTGGAGAATCGGAAAAGGCTTGTTATGCGCCTGTTATAACTGGGGCAATCCCTAACTATTCAAGCGAAGAAGGGAACTTTGAAAAGGGTGATATTCTAATAATAGCAATGAATGTTGAAAGATACACTCCAACACAAGGCCGGAAGATAATAGCCAACCTCCATAAAAAGTACAGATACGTTATCATTGGAATTGAGGATAACGGATTCCAGAAAATATATGCTGATTCAGTGCTTAAAGTTGAACTGGAGAAAGATCAATGGATATATGCACCAGTGGAGGGTATAACAAACTCACAGGGCAAGACGCTTCGGATAGAATCATTTGAACGGTTCTATACACCCGGCGTGGTGAAGTTTAGATCGGACTGGCAGGATGCACCGGATAACTATTCCGAGGGATTAAGCCAACTGTGGAACTATCCGCTTGACGATTATAGAGACGTACCCGATGCCCTGGCAGGTCTAATGCAAACAATCAACGAATCAAGCCCAAGCATGGCCTGAAGGAGACACTGTGAATAATTTATCATGGAATTATTTTGATACTATATTGTTAGGATTATTCTTGATTGTATTTACGTCACAAATTTCAACTATAATTATTATAGGTTGGAAGAAAACACACAAGCAATCACTTGATAAACTTAATTTGTTTTTGAATACTAAACAAGGAGAATAGAATGGTTAGTCGCGAGCAAAACATCAATGGATTTAAGAGATGTCCTATATGTAAAAGTCTCAATGTTTTACCGAAAACACCGGCAGATAAAAACGGAATGATAAAGAGAATATATGCTCATTGTGATAATTGTGGAAATACGAGTAAACCGAGACGTATAATACCACCAATACATTGGAAATACTCAGGTAACATATCAATAATTCCAATAATTGAAGATTAGACGCTCAGGGGCAACAAGGAGAATCGAAATGACATTTAATGACGAAAAAGAAACAGTTCAAGGCGTTAAGTCCATGCAAGTCCGTATTAATGAACTCGAAGAAGAACACACGCAAAACATGGACAATAAAGGTGATATAATTAGGGGGATTGATATGCTTATAAAAAATCATATCGACGTATATAGAAACAGAAAAGATTATGAATCACAAGTAACTATTGAAGATTTTTTAGATAGTTGGAATGTATTAAAAAACGCTAGGGATTGGTAGGGAAATATGACGAATCGCAAGCAAGCAATCGAATGGATTAAAGAAATTCAAACAGGTAAGTTTGATCGAAACGAAATTGATGTTCCAAAGGGCAATACAGCAGAAGTTTTTTGGCACGATCCGATGTTTTCCTATGGTATGGAATACGGCGCTATTTTAGCGATTATGAAAATATTTAATTTAAGTAAAAAGGACTTAAGTGTTTAATAATTCAATGGTTTCCGATATAGTTACTGCAATTATTTTAGTATCATTGCATTTTTTTGTTGCTTATTTAACATTCATTTGTCTATATTTGTTTTGGACGTTGCCAATTGACAAAACGAATGAGGATACCAATAAGATAGAATCTCCAAAAACTAAAAGTATGAAAAGAAAAAGGCTGATATTGAACATTGCTGGATATTCCCTGACAGGGATATATTTTCTTTTATTCGTGCTCTTAGTTAGCGGGGTTTTATTTGGCTGGATTTAGAGAACACATATTACAATCCCTCGGTTATCCCCCTGATATAGTCGCTATTGAAAAGACGACCAAGCCTGAATTGGTAGTTGGCCATGGCTACAGCTCCGCACTCCCATCATATCCAGACGATTACTCGATAAAGTATCAATCGGTATTCGCCGCCGTGACGGCAGTATATCGATGTGTTACCGTTATATCTCAGACAATCGCGAACTTAAAACTTATTACAACGAATAAAATATCAGGTGCAGTTATTGATATAGATGACGATCCGAATCTTAAAGTATTAAGACGCCCGAATAAATGGCAAACATATTTTGACTTCTGGGAACAGCATTTTGGCTATCTTGAATTACAAGGTGAAGTGCCGTGGCTATTAGACACTAAACGAGACGGCCAGATAAAATCAATATTCCCATTAAGTCCGGATCGTATTCAAATAATTCCAAGCGCCGAAAATTATATTGGTGGTTACATATTTGACGTGAACGGTGAGCAAGTACCATTATTGGCAGAAGAAATACAATTCTGGAAATACTTCAATCCGAGCAATGAATGGCGTGGTACAAGTCCAATTAGCGCAGCGGCAAACGACATCGAACTAGAATTGCAATCGGTAAAAGCAAACCAAAACATTTATAAAAAAGGTGCCAGACCTTCGGGTATATTGACAACCGATAAACCTGTCCAGTTGCCACAGTTACAACAACTTTCCGATGAATTTAATTCTAAATATACCGGTGCTGATAAATTTGGTAAGGTTGTATTTCTATCTCATGGATTCAAGTGGGATCAGATGTCAATGTCCAACAAGGACATGCAGACACTTGAACAGCGCGTTTATAGTGGGGATCAGATCGGAGAGGTTTATGGAGTTCCGCCGATTCTCAGAATGAGAATGAAAGATTCTTCCGTAATTAGTAATGCAGATGTTCAGATGCGGGTATTTTGGGAAAACACTATATTGCCTAAATTAACCAAAACTGAACAGATAATGAATGAGTTCATTATACCCAGGATAACCAGACGACCGGTAAAAGTAGCATTTGACAAATCGAAATCCGAAGCGTTGAAACGCGATGTATTGAAACTTGCCAATGCTGTTCAAAAAGTATTTGAGTGTGGCGGGGCGACTCCCAATATGATATTGGAGAAGGTATTTGGGGATGCACCTATTGACAATGCTGCAATGAATACATTTTATATTAATCCCAACTTAGTCCCACTAATGACAATCAACAGCAAGAAGTCTATTATAAACGAATCAGCGGCCAAACTTCAAAGCGTGATTGACGCATTACCTAAATTTCCGGTTACAAGTGCGCTGGAATCTATAAGCAATTTAATAAAGGAAAGCGATCATAATTCATTCAGGATTAAAGTGGCTTCTTCGAGGGCGCGATTCAATGCAATTGCAGACAAAAAGATCGCTAAATATTCTAAAGTCATTGCAAAATTATTCAAAGAGCAAGGCGTGGAAGTCCTGAATAATCTCAGTACCCAGAAGATATACAAGTCTGTTAATGTCAATGCTGTTCAATTTGATTATAAAAAATGGGTTGCTAAGTTTAAAGAGGCTAATGGCCCGGCGATAACATCGGCTGTTGTAGACGCCAGTGAGGATTTAATTGCTGAACTTGGCACTGACAAACCGGTGAATATATCTAATCCAAGAGTACAGACATATATTGGATCACGTTCAGACCAATACGCTAAACAGATTAATGATACAAGCAAGGAAAAGATCGATAATATAATCCGCAAGGGTATAAGTGACGGGCTATCAGTAGATGATATTGCTGAAAAATTAGAGACTTATTTCGTATCCAGTCAAACATTTAGAGCACAATTAGTGGCACGTACCGAAATGGTAACGAGCATGAATTTCAGTCGGGCCGAAACAATGAAACAAGTGGGTTATAAAAAACATCGCTGGATAACAATGCGCGACGCAGAGGTCAGGGATAGCCATGCGCTGGCAGACGGCCAGGAAGTAGAAATAGACTTGGAGTTCACGCAATTGGGCGGTGATTATGGCGGTGATAGAACCTATCCATCAGATTTTTCCGAGCGGTGCTACACAATTCCAGTTAGTTAATGAAAGGATGTTATAATGGATAAATCAAACAAAGTATGTTATTCAAAAATCGATAAAGCAAAACGTGGGGAACCTGGTGACCCGATACGATTCCGATTTACCGAGCGAATTGTTGACCGGGATTCCGAGGTAATTGAACCCAAGGGCATTGATCTTAAAAACTTCAAGAAAAATCCCGTGGTATTATGGAGTCATCATGGGTTTGAACCGACAATTGGTAAGGTTATTCCTGGCAGTATAGAAAAAACTGACCAGTATATTGATGGGGATATTGTGTTTGACGTTGGGAATGATGGTTTTGCGGCAATGATTGATGGTAAAATACGTGATGGATTTCTTAATACTGGTAGTATTGGGTTTAACTATATAACAATCGGACGTGAACCGGTACTCCCAAACCAAAAAGGGGTAACTGTATTAAAATCGGAATTAATGGAATTTTCTATATGCAATATTCCCGCTAATACCAATGCAACTCGTAAACAATACAATGAGTTTTTCGATGAGTGTGAGACGTTCGGTAAAGAATACTCAGTGGACAGAACTAAGTTTTTCGATGATTATGCTGATATGTTTAAGACACCGGAAGAAACAAAAGCGGGTGCCGTGCTTAATGCCAACAACCGGGAAGCGATCAAGAATGCAGTTGACAGTATCGCTAATCTAAAGACATCGCTTGACGGATTATCCGGGACATTACAGAAGATATTAGAAACCGCCACACCGAAACCCGACGATAAGAATGTTACATCTACAGATTTGATTGTTAGTGCTCTTGATGCCTATGGCATAGAATCTACAGATGAATCGATGATAATCAAAAAGTTTAACGAGTCGATTGAGAAACTTCAATCGGTTATAAAACCCATTAACATGGAATCTTTTGACACGTTGGCCAAGGTTGCCAGTATGTTTAATATAGATTAATTGATAAACAGAGGCGTTGAACGTCCGAACTCATCATATAATAGGAGGCAATATGCCTGAAGTACAAGTCGTAGTAAAAACGGCCGAAGAGATTTCGAAGATGAGTGCGGATGATAAATTTGCATACACAGCCGGTCTTATCGGACAAGTCTCAGAGGTCATGCAGAAAGAATCGAAAAATTCTGCCGAAACCCGCGAAAAACTGGAAAAAATGAGCGTTGATATAATGGAATCCCAGCGCTCGGTCAATGACTTCCAGACAGTCACAAATGAGAAATTAGAGAAATTAACCAAAGAGCAAGAAGAAGAAGAAATGCAAGTCTTCGACATTGCTCTGAAAAATTCCAGCGTTCGTAAACTCTGGGGATATGACGATGGTATTACCAAAGCATTGTACAAACCCAGAACCGAATTTGATCCAAACAAGGGCTATGTAAAAACCGGTACTTATAATGGTATGGAAGAACTGATGCTGTTGAACGATGCACTGTTTATTATGGGACTGGCAAAAGCTCAGAACGATGGCAATTTGCAGAATTATTCAAAGTACATCCGGGAAATGGATTCTTACAAATTGCTAAAGTTTGAAATGCAATCACATCCGTCTATTCGTGCCGAAGCGAAGAAAGCACTTGACACCAGTGACGGTTCTGATTGGGTTCCTACGGCCATGTCGGCTCAGATGATTGATGACTTGCGGCTTGAATTGAAAGTCGGCGCTCAATTTGAGGCAATCCAAATGCCTATGCGTTCCGGTTCGTATGATGTTCCTTACAGTGGATCAAGACGGCGCGCCTATAAAATGGCAGAACCAACCGACGATTCCAGTGAGAAAATCGGAACAGCCACGCCGCCTTCCGGCAAACTTACCTTTACTGCCGTGAAACATGCTCTTCGGATGCTTGTATCTTACGAAATGGATGAAGATGCATTTATACCGATGATTCCATTAATGCGGCGTGAAATCGTTCAGGCCCTTGCTGATGCTGAAGAAGACGCAATCGTCAATGGTGATAATAGCACAACCCACATGGACACCGGATCGGGGATCACAAGTTCAGACGTTCGGAGTTCATGGAAAGGATTGCGGTATTATGGGGGCAATGGAACTGGCACCGGCGGAAATGCTTGTGTGGATATTTCGACACTTAGTACATCAAATCTCCGGGCAATCAGGAAAGCGATGGGTCGCTTTGGATACGACCAGCGTCAATTAATCTGGCTGACGTCCATCAGTGGCTATATTCAGATGCTCAGTCTAACTGAAGTGTTGACACTGGACAAATACGGCCAGAACTTCACGGTCGGTCGGGGTGAGCTCGGTCGGTTTGACGGTGCGCCTATCATCATTTCTGAATTTGTTTCCAGCGAAATGAATACCAGCGGAATATATGATGGTGCAACCACCACCGATACGATTATCGGACTGGTAAATAAAGCGGCTTTCTGGAAAGCCTATAAGGGTGGATTTATGTCCGAACAGGATAAAGACATCGAAGTGCAGCAGAAAAAAGTTGTTATGAGCAGACGCCTTGATTTCAAACGCGTCTGGACTCCTGGCAGCAATGAGGACATCGTTGGTATCGGTTACTCACTTACTGCGTAATTTTCCAAACTGAGGGATTCGCCGGGTAATCGCCCGGCGGCATCCTCATAACGAAAGGAGCGTCATATATGAATCATGAATTGACGTCTTTAATGAAGAAAAACAGACCGGGAGTTTCCCTCGACCTTTTAAAACAGAAGTTCGGCGGTCTAAAGGATTTAAGTGGAAACGATCAGGGTATGTATGATTTGCTGAAGCATTTAATGTTTTCGGCTGGATTGAATCATATTGTACAGGTAAATGATTGTGAAACATCCGGTGATTTCACAGAATCAGACAACGGTACATTTGATTATGCCGTTGCCGCAACCGGAAAACGGGTTGGTACCAACTGTTTGTCATTAACGGCAACTGCCGCAACCGATGGTACTCAATACGTACAGACGAAGTTAATCAATGAGTCCGCTACAATCCCCGGTATTGGTGGCCGTGGTGCATCGATGGATTGGCGCGATACGGACTATGTTGGTTTCTGGAAACACGCCGAAAGTTCAGCGCATTTTGGAACAGCCGGTGAACTGAAATTTGCAATCGTAAACAATGGTGTTGTGAATGGTAGTCTAACTGTTCCCGGAACGGCTCAGGCCGCAATTAGTGTAGGTGGAACAGCCGGAACAGTGCATCATTATTGCGAGATTGACCTTCGGAATTATGCCCGCGATAAAGTTGAAGCGATTCGATTTTACGGGAATAATGCCAACACTTCCGAAGTGACGTACATTGATGACATTATCCGTTACAAACTGAGTTACGGGAATGCACCGTTTTATGGATGTGGTTATCCGATTACATCCGGTATAACGGTTGGCGACGGTCGTCCGGTTGCCTGGTCAATTGACGGATTAGCCTTGTCAGCAAGTGCTGCGGCTATTGCAGATCTTGGCCCGGCATGGCTGGCTGGCGATGCAAGTCGGGTAGGTACGGCGAAACGGAATACATGGGCAATGATTCCGGGCTGCCAGATTGTATTAATTGAGGCCAATGCGGCAACTACCGCAGGCGATCATATTGAATGGGCTGCTGTGGATTCTGACAATATCGGTCTCTGGGCCGATGTTACGACAACCGCAACTGGAAAAGGTTGTTTTATCGCTCTTGAAGCGGCTGGCGCTCAGTATGACTGGATATTCGCATTACTAACAAAGGTTGGTACATCTGCTTAATTTTCCTCTTGAAATGGTGGGGAGTTTCGCCTCCCCACCATTTCTCTTAAATTAAAAGTAATTGACATTACGAAGTTTAACAAAAAAGGAGGCAAAGAATGTCCGATTTAGTAGAAGTAAAATTCAAAGGTAACTTGCACGGATTCAAAATATACCGGGGTGATGGTTTAATTTTACATGCCGATCCAAAGAAAAACCAGACAAATAAAGCGGAAGTTACGGTTGTTAAGGCCAATCAGTTATTTAAAGATTTTCCAGGTGCTTTTGAAATTGGCAAGGGTCGGAAAACATATAAAGAATACGATAACAAAATGGTCGATGAAGCAGACCAAATAAAATGAGGTAGTTATGCAGATAAGATTTATTGGTAGGTTGTATCAAGGTGACGGATTGAAATTCATCTCGGGGCAACATGATATTGTAGAGGTCGAGGATGAAATTGCAATACGATTACTTAAAGACAACCAAAACGATTTCAAAGCGATTGAACCAGAACCAGTAGAATTATCGTTTATTGAAAAAATGGTTGCCGATCCTGATAGTATCACAGTCAAACAGATAACGGAATATGCTGTTGAAAATTATCCTGAATTAATACTTGCTGGTAAAAAGGCAGACAAAATCGATCAGATAATTAAAGTATCAGGGGGTGAATAATGTCGATACAAAGTAATTTCTCTACAGAAGAGGCGTTAAATCATAATCGTGGGACTGAATTTAATGAAGTGGCGGCCGGTACAAGCGCCGGTGCAACAGCAACCAAAGCAGCGGCAACGGGAGTTAGGCATAAAATCCAGCGGGTACATGGGCACACTGATAAGGATTCATTGCTTCAACTCAAAGACGGAACAACGGTTGTGTGGGAAACGACAATTGATGTCGATGTTGACGGTAAAGAAATCGGGTTTGATCTTTCGGGTTGCCCGATAATCGGAACGGCGGGAAATGCCGTGAGTGCTGTTTTAGCATCGTCAACTACCGATTGCTATATTTCGATAGGTGGTTATTCAGATAAATCTATATAGGAGATAAATAAAATGAGTTTATTATCAGAGATTGTTAAGACAGAAGCGGTGCGATTAGTCAATGCTGTAGTTTCAAGCGTTACAACGAGTGCCGCCCAGGTTCGGGATACTGAAAACAATTTAATGAATTATCCATGTCACGGATTATACATATTCAATCCGAGTTTACTATACACCTTACAGTATAGTTTTGATAATTCTACTTTTTTCTCAATTCCGATGCTTGGTTCAAAAGAAGTTGATGATCATTTTAATGGGTTATATGTTAAAACCTCATCCGGTACAATATCAAATGCCGAAGTTCAGGTTGGTAAAAAACAGTAATTCAGAGAGGAGATAGATACGATGAAAAAGTTTATTCTTTTTCTGTTGATATTAACAACATTTGTGATTGCACAACAGCCATTTAATCCGGTATCACTGCGATATTATATAGAGAATATCCCATTTGCCAAGTTTCATTCTGATTCAATTAATGCAGATCACATGGTTACCGATACACTTGATGCAGATTCTATCAATGCAAATCAGATAGTCGTTGATACATTGAATGTTGACACGCTTTATGTAAATAATTTTATGTATGTAATCGCTGACGGCGACACGGTAAAAATAGACCCGGGCGCGCAATTATATATTATCGATCTTGAAGTCGGCAATACACGTATATTTGGAATTGACAGTACGGGAAAAGGGTTATTCGTAGGAACGGTAACGGCAAATGGTGCAATCCTTGACGGTGGGACAAATACGTTCTCACTGACAAACGGAACGGCAAGCCTTGACGTGGCAGCGGCCGCAACTATCAATCTTAATAAAAGTCTAACAGTTAATGGTCAGGCGGTAACTATCGCAGGTGTTACCCAGGCGAATACAATCACACTGAATGAGAGCATTACAATCGGCGGTGGGTATTCGGGAACGCTGACTTATTCAGCAGATAGTAAAACCCTAACCGTTGAAGATAATTCTGTTGTCAATCAGGATTTAAGTTCTGACGCTAATGTGACATTTGCTAAGGTAATTGCAACTGAACTTGAATTTGCCGGAAATATTACACTTGACCCTGCGGTTGATGGTGCAAGTTATGTTAATCTTGCTAATTCAGGCACAGGTGCGGCGAAATTGTATATCGAAGGGGATCAGGTTAATTCAGACGATTTGAGCGATGTTGCAAGTATAGCAATGCTGGACGAAGCGGAAACAGTGACCGGGAAGTGGACTTTTTCTGATACGCTGATAGCATCGAAAGCGGTAAAGGGTGCTGATGGTGTGCTCTTGACAAACGAAACGGCGACGAAAGCAACATTACCGAGTAACACTTCTTGGATGTATCCCTACGACGACGGCTCAAGCGTGCATCTCATGGCGACGAAAGACGACGCAGGTACGGAAACAGTGGTCAAGATAGCCGAGCAATCCAGTATCACAAACCTATCTGCTGCCGGTCCATTCTATTATGGTGACGGTACGGATGATTATATTTCAATAGCCGATAATGCCAATCTGCGATTTGGGACGGGCAATTTTGGACTTATATTCAAAAATCTGCGTCTACCGGATTATACACCCTCTGCGGCTGTAACAATCGCACGGAAGGCCAACGCCGGTGCTGAAAATCTAGGATGGATATTCACATTAGAAACTGACGGAAAACCACAAATTGCTTTTGGTAATGCAACAAACTTTACAACTTTGGTCTATAAATCTGCAACGGCGATAAATGCCACTGACGAGACAACGATTCATCTGGCGGCGATTGTCACCCGTGAAACCGCCTCCGTTGCCGGGAGTGTGAAATTCTATCAATTTGGATATGATACCTGGAAATTGCTTTCATCGGTAGCAATTACTGCCGGAACGCCGCAGACAGTAACTGAAACAACTCCCTCGGCTTTGGTTTTATTTCAAAACATCGACGGCACTACTGAATATGCTTTTCAGTCATTTGGAGGATTTATTCCCTGTAATTTTGCACCGACTTATGCCGAAGTAAAGGAATTTGTTGAAAAAGGACTCCCCAACAAGTACCAGTGGGGCAGTCAGACGAACAAAATCACGGTTGTAAATAATCAAGATTTTAGTGCGGGTACTATTGGGAACTGGGTTGTTAATACCGATGGCAATGGAACGTGTACCTATGATGGAACTAATCCCGGTGCTGAA